CCGATTTCTTTCTGAGGTAATCTCTTGCATGCTCCACGTCCTTATATATTAGTGGGTGATCAGCATATATCTTTTTAGCTATTGTCAATATAGGTAGTTTAGGATACTTCTTTAGGTATTCTATTGCTATCTCACCAGGCCGTGTTGTTTTTGGAGCCATTTTAATTAAATTTGTATTTATCTCTTCCTGACAAAAAATTACTATAGATCATAGCAAGTTCTTTAGAATTACCTCTAAGTGTTAATACATGACCTGCTATTAAAGTCAAAAGGGTAGACTTTGTTGATATGCCACTTTTTGAGTTTAGGTTGCTAGCTATGTACAGGATGTCGGCTACTGCAAAATAGCAGGGCGACCATTCGGACACAACTCCATCCTCCCTTGTTTCATCCATATCGTACTCCATTAGAATGAAGCAGTGCAACATGCCGTTACCGTCTATAACAAAGTTGTTTGACATATTGACGAAATTATGTAAATTATTCGACATTGGTGCTAGATGTTAATATCTACAAAAACAAAAAAGGGGGTTGACCCCCCTTTCTCATCAATAAACTTAAAACGGCAGATCATCATCATCTGATGTCACCGGCGCGGCCTTCTTACCTCCTGATTGTTTTGGAGCCGCCTCCTTAACTTCAATCGAATACACATTCAAACTAGTGTAGTACTTTTCCTTGTACTCCTTAGAACGAATGTTAAACTTAACATCAGATACATCACCTACCTCTGGAGTCATAACGCTATCCAGCGACTTTCCCCCGATTGTAAATGCATACGTGTCTGTGTAGGTATTGCCACCTACTGATCTAGAGTTCTCTAATACGAACTCAATGAAATCAAAATTGCCGCGAGTTTGCTTCTCACCGACTGCTACCACTTTTCCTGTAATATTAAACATGATATATAATTTTCCACAAATATACATGGTTGTTCTACATTTACCAAAATATTTTTATTAACATGGTGTTAATATTTTTATTTGTTGCATTGAAAAGTTTTGAATGTATATTTGCCATGTCGAAAGACGATTGGTTGTAGCGGCCAATGAAAGAACTTATAATAGCCCTGTGATTTAGGACGTGACCGCTACCACTCCTAAGTTACGGGGTTTATTTTTTAACTATGAATAACACAGGTAGAATTATCAGGGCAAAAAGTGATAACAGCTTCACTAAAATAAGTAATAAGATTTTACAGGACTGCACAATGTCTTTTGAAGAGAAGGGGCTTCTAGTATATCTATTAAGCCTTCCTGAGGATTGGGTTTTATATAAATCAACCTTGCATGAAAAAACAAACGAATCTAAGGGAGCTGTTGATCGTGTTTTTAAACTGCTTCAGAACAAGGGGTATATAGTTAGCGTTAGAGTTATAAATACTGAAACAAAAGTGTTCCAAGGATGGAATCACGAAGTTTGCGAAGAACCCAAGGTGGACGAAAGCCGACTTCGGCAAAACCCGATATCGGATAATGCCGATATCGCTAAAACTACCCCTATACAAAGACACAGTATAACAAATACAGAAGATAACAAAGAAACATTAAAGAAAGAAAATATAAAAAGAAAGAAGGCGGCGAATGAATTTGTTGCACCAACCCTTCAGGAAGTTAGGCAGTACTTTATCGAAAAGGGATATTCTCCTTCAAAGGGTGAGCAGGCTTTTAACTACTACGACTCGAATGAATGGAAGGATAAGAACAACAAGCAGGTTATGAACTGGAAGATGAAGATGCAAATTTGGTTCAAGCCGGAGGACAAGATAGATGTTTCAAAGCTTAAATTTGAAGTCGAGAATCCTGAGCAGTATGAAGGATTTAATAAATACCGCCACTACAACGAGGATGTTCTCAAGCATCTAGTTGATGGGATATGGCATTATCAAACAAGACCAATAGGATTTAAAAAGGGATAGCATGATGACACCAAGGAATAAGGCAAAGCGGCTAGTCACCGCACATGGGTTCAAGGGGGCCTACAAGATTGCACACGAGATGACAAACGAGATTGGTTGGCTAGCCTTGATAGCCCCAACAAAGGAGATCAGTGATGAATACAAGAACATAAGGTTCTATTGGGATACAGTTAAAGAAATAGTACAAAAAGAAGAATATGGCAGCCGAGAAGATTTATAACCTAGAGAACAGAAGAACATACATCATCAACGCAGAAAGACGTGGTGAGAATAGCATGTCGTGCCCGGTATGTTCGGGTGATCGTAAGAAAAAGAGTGTTAAGTGCATGAGCTTCAACACGATAGAAGGTGTTGGTCACTGCAACCACTGTAACGCACGATTTGTACGCAAGTCGGAGGAGCAGGAGCAGCAGAGATATGCTCGACCTGTACCCCAGTCAAATCCTACAGACCTACCCGATAAGATTGTAGCGTGGTTCAAGGAACGTGGCATTTCATCTTCTACGCTGATTGATTTCAACATAGAGAGCGGAAGAATGTTCTTTCCACAGGTAGCTCAGGAGAGAAACTGCATTCTATTCAACTACTACCGCGATGGAGAGCTAATCAACATCAAGTATCGAGATGCCGAGAAGAACTTCCGACTTGTCAAGGATGCTGAACTAGTGTTCTACAATCTTGATAGTATCAAGCAGGAGTATGTGATTATTACAGAAGGTGAGCTAGACGCAATGGCCTACCACGAGGTTGGAATTACATCCGTTGTTTCTGTTCCTAATGGAGCATCTAAAAACAACCGTCTCCAATATGTCGACAATTGCATTGACCGATTTGATGACGTTAAGATAATCTATCTTGCAACAGACGACGATGAGCCAGGACGCATTCTTCAGGAGGAGCTGGCTAGACGCTTTGGAAAGGACAGATGCAGGAAGATATCATTCTTTGGAAAGAAGGATGCTAATGAGCTTCTATTGGAGGACCGTCTTGCACTACCTGAAACTCTGGAAGCCGCAGAAGAATATCCGCTAGAGGGAATTGTTACCATAGACAGCATATCCGATGATATTTGGCGGCTACGCAGAGAAGGTCTGAAGCTAGGTTGTGACATCTCAATTGACGCTTTTAACGAGCTGCTTACTTTTGTCCCTGGATATGTTACAGGAGTTACGGGAATACCTAACCACGGTAAGTCCGAATTTCTAGATCAGATAATGGTTGACCTGTCGGTTAGACACGGCTGGAGGTTTGGAATCTTTTCCCCGGAGAACTATCCTCTTCAGCTCCACTTCTCGAAGGTGGCTAGCAAGTTAGTAGGTACTGCTTTTAACGATATGGGGGACCGAGAAATCATAGCCGCCATGAACTACTGCCGTGATAACTTCTTCTACATAGCTCCTGAAGAGGACAATAGTTTAGACAGCATAATTGAACACGCTAAGAGCCTAGTTAAGAAGTATGGGATCAACGCAATCATCATTGATGCGTGGAACAAGCTAGACCACACCTATCAGACATCAGAAACCCAACACATCTCCAAGGAGTTAGATAAGTTAATCGACTTCTGTCGTAAGAATAGTGTACACGCTTTCGTAGTAGCCCACCCAACCAAGATGTCGCGTGATCCAAAGACACAGCAGTACAATGTAGCCACCCTATACGATATGGCCGGCTCCGCCCACTTCTACAACAAGTGCGACAATGGTATTTCGGTCTACCGACACTTCTTCGAGGATGGTGGGTCTATGCCGGAGATATTTGTTCAGAAGGTGAAGTTCAAACACTGGGGACGTCAGGGAAGTCGTGAGATGCAGTATGATGTTCCGAGTGGAAGATATTATATAGTTGGAAAACTTAACAAAACTTCCTATCTTAGCACGGAATTTAAACAAGAGGAATTTGAGCTATGATATCTGATCTTACATCGTGTGTTAAACCACACCTAATCATACAGTTTTTAGAAACAATAGTTAACGGTGAACTCGACACACTACAGTCGGACGCAAGACGTATGCTTGAGGGTATTAACAATACACTTGACATCTCCGATAACCCGGATCAGTTTATCAATATAGCCCTGTCATCTTGTGCGGCTGTGTTCAATACAAGCCCGGAGGAGATTATGTCTAGGAAGAGGAACAGCAACATCATTGACGCGAAGAGGTCCTACATGTGGATTCTAAAGACCACACTAGGCTGCACGCACCGACTAGTTTCCGAGACGCTAAAGATGCACCACAGCTCGGTCATCCACCATCTAAACACGGTAGACAACTACCTGATGTACAACGCCGACTTCCGGTCTAAGATAAACCAGGTAGTCATCGAGCTTAAACAGATTGGCTACCACGTTCCTTCGGAGCAGTTCGTCAAGCATGTAAACAAGGCGGAGCAGAAGAAGAGCAAAATCAGAGAGAAGCTAAAGCGAAACAGAGTATAAATAGTATTAGGGATAGGCGGCTAACCTAGTAAATTAGGAGCCGCTAAAAATCTAACTATGGACAACAAACTAAACTTTCTTAAATCCCAAATCGCTGTATTCAATCCAACATGGACAAGAGAACAGGTAGAGATGGAAGCAATCCGTGTACATAACGAAGCTAAGTCAATCGACGATGATGACGAGGGTTGTCTTTATTGCGGATCGTAAAAAAATAAAATTATGGAAAAGAAGCAAACCTCGGTAGATGTCCTCTTCGAAATACTATGGGAATGTCCAAGAGATAAGTGGGAGTGGAATGCCGTACTCAAGGAGGTAAAGGAAATGCATAAGCAGGAGATGAAAGATGCGGCTCTCAATGACGTAACCAAAAACGCAGGCTTGAGAAAGATCTTCGAGAAGCAATTTGAAGAGTACTACACGAATACATTTGAATAATCATGACAGCAAAGGAAAAGGCAAAGGAACTAGTCGACAAGTATTGGATCTATCTAAGAGCAGGACTGCTTTATGATGAGGAGGCAAAAGACGATGCGAAGCATTGCGCAATAATAGCCGTAAAAGAAATGCTAGAGGAGATCAAGGAGCATAAGTACGACGATACCTCCGCTATTAGAATCATATACTGGTTTAAGGTAATTAACGAGATAGAGAAAATATGAGCAAGGTAACAATAGAATTTGACCGGGTAGAAGAGGCAGATGAACTCCGTACTGCCCTCGATGGGATTAAATATAAAATGCTCCTCTGGGAACTCGACCAAAAACTCCGCAGCGTGCATAAATACGGAGCCGCCATCGAAGGATCAGGAGAAGCCACTCCAGAAGAAATGGACGTATGCTACAGGTTACGAGAGTACATCCGCCAGGAACTACAGGACAGTAATCTGACAATAGAATGATTAGCTTTTGGATATGGGCAGATTAATACGTATAAGTACGTATTGCAATAATTCCAAAAATGTTAATATATTTGCAAAACACACAATAACTAAATAAAAAAATTAATTTATGAAAACAAAAAGAACGGTGTTCATCTACAACACCAAAGAAACAACAGAGCAAGAAGCAAAGTACATTGTCGACATTCTGAACTGTGATGACTCAATGCTATGGGATGAAGCAGATCACGACGGAGTAGAAGTCTTTGAAGTACCAGTTGAATCAAATGCAAATCAAGAAACATTTGAAGAATTTTTAGAAAGAGAAGGCTACGATGAAGGTAAAACCCAAGAGATATGGGAAGACGGTGCTAGAAAAGGTGCTGAATGGCAAGAGAAAAGAATGTATAGTAAGGATGAAGTCTTAAACTTACTAATAGAGATGAATTCTTGGCCTACTATCTTTGATGGTGAAGAAGATATTACAGAGTGGTTTGAACAATTAAAAACTAAATAACTATGGAAAAAGAATTTGTACCCTACGAGTTGGCTTGGGAACTTAAGCAACTTAATTTTGATGAAACTTGTTTTGGATATTATCATAACTTGGGGTCTCCCCAATTAGTATTGTCCAAAAGGGATTTAAGAGCATATAATGGTAATAGCATTGAGTATTGTTTAGCACCATTATACCAACAAGCATTCAGATGGTTTAGAGAGAAGTATGATTTATATGGAGAGGTAAAATTAACTTCTGTAAATCTACCCGATGAATCTGACTTTGCATGGTATGCTTATGATGCATCTGGAAATGATTGGGAAGATAACGTATTTCAAGAGACATACGAAGAGGCTGAATTAGTTTGCCTACAAAAGCTAATAGAGATTGTTAAAACTAAATAACTATGGAAAAGAAACAAACAGCGGTTGACTTATTAGTAAGCATACTAAACAAGGAAGGTTTTGCTCCCGTATTAACTGATGAAGAGATACAAATAGCCAGGCAAATGGAGAAGGAGCAGATACTTGATTCTTACATTGAAGGTCATAGCATATATGGTGAGTCTACAAATGCCGAACAATACTACAACGAAACTTACGGAAAAACTAAAAATTTATAACTATGGAAAATACAAAACAATTAGCATCAGTTAAGGCACTATTAAATCCTCCATATGTAGGTAAGTATTGCATAGGAGGTTATGGTGGAGGTTATGGTGGAGTGTGTATCTCTTTTACAAAAAAACCTAACTTCTTTCATCGTGCAATGATGAAGATGTTCTTAGGATGGGAATGGACTGACATAACTAAAAACTAAATAACTATGGAAAAGAAACAAACTGCGGTAACACTATTATTTCAAGAATTTAGAGCTTTATCCGAAGTTATGAGAAAAGCAGGTGATGAGAAAAATGCTAACCTAATTGATTGTTTATGTGAAAGAGAGGAGGTAGCCAAGCAAATGGAGAAGGAGCAGATTATTGATGCAAGACAAGATGGTATTGATGCTGTGTTTAAAGGATATTCAATAAGTAATGAGGAATACTACAACGAAACTTACGGAGAAACTAAAAACTAAATAACTATGACACCAAAAGAAAAAGCTGAAGATTTATTTATGAAATTTGTATTTAAAGGTGCGGAAACTAAACAAATTGCCATAGAAAGTGCATTAATTGTAGTTGATGAGATATTAAAAGTAGCGTCATTTTACAATGATTCACAAGCCGAAGTAACTTATTGGGAAGAAGTTAAACAAGAATTAGAAAAAAACTAAAAACTAAATAACTATGAAAATTATCATTGACAGAACAAACGAGGAAAGACAAAGTGCAATTGTAACTATTGACACTAAAGATTGTACTTATATGTACTCACTAAGAAATGCTCTTAAATTAGCATTAGAATTAGATGGTCATACACAAAGTGTGATAGATGGCGTTTTTGGACAACAAACATATGAATTTAAATCTGAATCTAAATAACTATGGAAAAGAAACAAACTGCGGTTGAATTATTAGAGCAACAATTAAAGGAGAGGTACTCTCTTATGAACTCTGAACCACTATTTGAACAAGCCAAAGCAATGGAGAAGGAGCAGATTGTAGATGCTTATACGGAATGTTGGATGAATGATGGTGGTAATGGTTTTCATAAAGTGAAAGAAGCGGAACAATACTACAACGAAACTTACGGAGAAACTAAAAACTAAATAACTATGGAACACATTTATTTTTGGGTGCCAACCTTATTACAAGTCATAATGATTATTGAATTAAGACTTATTAGGGAGAACACAAAGAACAAATATTAAACTCTAAAACTAAATAATTATGACACCAAAAGAAAAAGCAAAGGAATTATTAAAAAGAATGACGGTACATCATTGGACAGATGTATGTGATTCTGAAGGAGCTAAGCAATGTGCCTTGATAGCAGTAGATGAGATAATTAACACA